CTCCGCAATCTGGGCGTCTTTGTCGTCCATTGCTTTCTGTTCCTCTGGTGTCATTGCCATGCTTTCCTCTTTGTTGCGCTTCGAGATGTTGTCGAGATCTTCCGTAGTGATGTCCGGTATCACGGTACCGGCCTGCTTCACGACGTACGCCTGCTCGACCTCTTCCGGCTGCCCGAACGTTACGGCACCATCGCCAACAACCGTGTAAGGCGTGGAATAGTACTGCATCGTGTCCGGGTTCTGCCAGATTACCTGATCCGGTAAAGTCATCACGGTCCAGACTTCGCGGAGTTCCCCGGAGGGGTACCTCATACCGATAGTCTCAGACAGTGCACGCCGGACGTTTGATATCTGGCCTTCGAGGGACTCGCCGTCCGGCGTGTTCATTGTCCCTTGAGCGATAACCGTTACTGCGTTCGTCTTCGGAGTGGCCGTGTTATCACCATCTCCAAAATTCTCCTGCCAGAACGTCGAAATGGTGTCAAGGATACCTTGCAACTTCGCCTTATTCTTGGCCGAAATTGCCTTCCCGATATTCAGATGTGGATTACCTTCTGTCACATTCTCATTCTCCTGTTTATTGAGGATCACCGCGCCGGGGTCAACGGGCCGGTCCGTGGCGGTCTCTTCAAAATCAAGAACATGGTGGGGCATTACCTCACCGTAAAGCGCCTGTCCGTCATCGGGGCAGATGAATGCGGTGGAGTGCGAGAGTTTCCCCTCTGCATTGAGTTCAAGGGCCCGGGTAAGTGCTGCCTGTGACCGGGTCAGGGTGTCCTGCGATATCAGCCCCGCGTCAAACATCCGCTGCGCCGGTTCGATGGAGTACACCTTTTTGGCTTCAAGTTTCGCGCCGCCGGCTATCAGGATCTTCGAGTCCTGGATATCCCCAATGATCGCCCCGTTGATCTCTGCCAGTTCTGCCTCCCCAATGCCCCGGAGCGGGTCGAGATGCTTCTTTGCGAACACGATCGGGAGGTTGTTCCAGCGGCCCACGGTCGGCATGAACGGTTCTTTGTTGAAGTACAGTTTCCCGACCTTCCGATCCAGCCGCTGAAGGATCGCGTCGTGCGGTTCGGACGGTGCGGTTTTGTTCAGCCGGCACGAAGGGCAGTAATGAACATGCGCCCCAGCAGAAGAGTGTGAATTGCCTTTTGCGGGCGGGATTGCTGAAGGCATATTAAGATAGGGGAGTTCGGGAAATATAGGGATATGGTTTGTCCCCCCCCAAAAGGTATATTTTTTATACAATTAGTAACAATTATACTTTAATGGCGGAAACCACACTAGGGATCAGCAAAAAGACAAAGGAACGATTCAATGGATTTGGGAATAAGGGGGAAACGGATGATGCTCTCCTTAACAGGATCATGAGTGAATTGCGAGAGTACCAGCGGAGGTGCGGATGATGAATCGGGCTTATGTGAAAATTATCAATCCCAAAGAGGGCGATAAAGAACACGCTCTGCTGGTGCTGAAATACCACGGTACTCAGTATGCAATGAATTTCAAGCCACGGGATAACATGGAAGTGGTCGAGATTGAACAGGGGAGATGTGGATGAGATTAAGACTTCGTAAGATAATCAAGCAGATCCGGGCCGGTGAGTTCGGGCCGCCTAAGCCGGTGCCATACCCGATTGCCGATCCGGGATTCAGGCGCAGAGTACATGCGCCTATGTGTGTGAGGTGACGGCGGATGTTTGAAAAATGGTTGGAAGAGCACGGATTTCATGGTTACAAGTGCACCCTTGATCTTCCGGGGCATAAGACTCCGGAGCCGTGCAATCACGAATGGTATCATGATACTGACGAGGAGCGAAAGATTACAAACGATCCGATCAGAAAGGATCTGTTCGCTGGCAGAAATATCCGTGAGGGTAAGATGGCGTTTTATCGCTGCTCTCATTGTGGAAAACTGGAATTGCGGGTGATCGGATGACGGACCCGGTAACAATTATTGAAAACACCACGGAGGCCCGGAAAGATTACGGGGAACGATACGGGGTTGATGAGATAGAATTGACCCCCGAACATATCGCCGCATTGAAAGCAGGAAAGTGCATTGCCTCGAATAACGGGGAATATACGCAGTTTATCACACTAAAGACCGGAGTTGATGTTGCCCCCTCTGATTTTCCAACACTCATCTTAAAATCAGAGTCTTCTGGTGAAGTTTACAAGTTTAAAATTATTTCATTGGGGGGCGGTGCGGTTGACCTCTGCGATATTGTTGTCCCCGAAGGATTTGAGAGGGTTACGAAATGAAACTCTACCTATTCGTATGGCATCTGATCTATGTCTATGTCATTGCAGAAACCCGGGATGAGGCGCTGGCAAAGGTCCGGGCGCCCGGCTCTGTTGCACGCACTGATTATCCCGCCGATAAATATCCGTGGGTTGATTTCATGAGCGATCCGGAGCAGGAAGAAGTGAGCGAGGGTATGATCACGCATTTTGGATGTGACTGATGGCAACACATTATTCCGAGATATCTGGCCCCAAATACTCATCCAGAAATACTAAAAAGTGGCGGGGTGCGTTTGCGCCGGTCGCATTGCTTACCCGCGATGCCAACACCGAACTAATACGGGTACTTGATCGTGAGGGGATCGATACCAAAACGTGGATGATGCCGTTACGCGGCGATCTCCCTGAAGATCAATTCGTCCTTTACAAAACAGAGGTTCCGTTTGAGCAGGAGGAGCGAGCTGTCCGCATCCTCTCAAACATTATTGCGCCGGGGTCGGGGGATCGTTAATCCGCCGCCTTCACCCGCTGCAAAATCTCCCTGATCATGATGGGAATATCAGGATTTGAACCTGAGAAAGAACTAATCACCGGGTTTTGAATCCGGCGCTTTTGACCACTCAGCCATACTCCCCCTCTTTTAATGGGTGTACCCGGACTCGAACCGGGGAGCACTAAGCACAGATCCTAAGTCTGCTGTCGTAACCACTTGACTATACACCCGATGCGAGCGCCCCGATTTGAAAGGGGATTGTTTCCTTTGTGACAGGTTTTAAGTCTGCTGCGTTCAACCATTTCGCCACGCTCGCTGATGAGTGGAACCGGATTTGAACCGGTGTCGTTTCCTTGTCCGGCATCTCAAGCCGGTGGAGTCAACCGAGCTGTCCCATCCACTCTGACGCCATCAGCACGAGTTGAACATGCACGCCTGTTACAGCTTACCGGTTTTCAGGACCGGGCCCTTACCGTTCGGGTCATGATGGCATTTTTGAACTATCTGGAATTTCCAGACAGTTGACGCCAGCGACCAGATTTGAACTGATGATCCACGAGGGATATCCGGATAGCAGCCGGACGGGAAAAACCAGACTTCCCTACGCTGGCAGGGATAATAACCAATACGTCGCCTATAATGACGACAGAAGAAGCAAGCTACTGGATGATAGAATAGTCGTGATGGTTGTAGTTTGCTGCATACACTATAATTTGAACTTGATAGATATATAATTTATGATTGGGTTTTAACCTTTTTCAAGATCTCCCTGAGTGCCCAGAACCGCAACTGTTCCGGCAATATCCCTTTTTCCAGTGCTGCCCGGGTAAGTTCAGGTGGGATATCTACCACGACCGGCACCCCTGCCCGGATCCTCTTGATAAACTTCTTAACGGTATCCCGCTTCCTGAACCCGCCGTTGATGCCGCTGAACTCACGGCCCAGGTCAAACGCGATCCGGGCCGGGCCATCGTTCATATGGCGCAGGATATACCGCTGCTCATCGTCCGATAGGGGGATGCCTGAGGTCAGTGTGATCCCCCCAATAATGGTTTTACATAAAGGAGATAACTCCCCCAATGTGTGCCTTTGACTTTCACATCCACGCTCTCGGCTAGGGGTAGCAATTCCCCCTCGTCAATCAATAATTCATATGTGCATTCTGCCGTATGGATACATTTATGATATTTATCAAAATCGCCGCAATTACACCCACCGCACACCTTTTTTATTCTGCGGTTATGCTCCTCTTCGGTGAAATGGGAATTTAAAATGAGTCGATTTTTTAGATCGTCCGGCCAATCAGTTGGAATCCAACTAGTCACTTACTCACTCCTGCTTGCTTCACGGTAAATCTCATAGCACCGGCACCGGACGTGCCCGGGGGGATTCTGTACCCCGCTGGTATGTGGCTGGTCCAGTGGGATCCATCCGTCATCCTGATTGCCCTGACAGAGTTCCGACACGAGCGGATCTTCACTTGTTTGATAGCGTTTTTCCATAGTTACGCCGTCATCGGTGAGGCCGTCCACAAACCCACGATTCCCGGCTTCATACGCCTGCGCTGATTCATACACCGCTATGGTTTGAGCCCGGTCTCGGCTGATCGGACCGTCGTATAACTTCCGGATCTCCTTTGCGGTCTGGTTGTAACTCCAGCCTTCATCCAGTGCGGTTGTAATCACGGTCTTCAGGCTATCCGCCGTTGTGGTCTGAATATCCTTGATCTTTGACAGGCTGCCACCGTTAGCCTTGAACCATGCCACTGCCCGGGGATTTTCGAGATTGAACGTAGTGCCGGGCTTTTTTGAGGGATCGAACGGCAATGTCTTCGCTGCCATATCCCCTCCTGCCTGCATCCCGTCCATTTCAGCCGATACGACAAGATCTTGCAGGTCCGTAGTGGTTGCCTTTTCGACATCATCCCATATTGCGTTGAACTCTTTGAGCAGTTCCGCCCGTAGTTGTTCCGAGGTCTTGTTGGTCTTCGCTATTGATGGTTGCTGTTCAAGGATTGATTGCAGGGCCGGGAGTTGCTTAAGCAGGAGATCCCGCTGAGCCTCAAAGAACTCACGGAAGCCGGGCAGATGCTTCTTTGCGATCTTGTTCTTTTCCCTGATTTTTTTCAATCCGATCGCGGCCTGTTTGACGTTCGCGGCTGCAACAGATACCGAGGGCATGGGAATTAGTTCCCCTTTACCGCTTTTTTCTTGTTGTCGTTATCCTCCGGTTCGTCAAGGGCATCATCAAGAGCCCTCATTTTTTCATCGGCTTTCCGCACAAGTTCTTGATCGGCGTCGCTTACCTCAACAGAACCTGTCTTTTTATACTCTCCGTTAAATTTCTCTGTCATGCTGGTACCACCGTTATCACATGCGTTGTAACCTTTCCGGCATTCACACCGGATGTCACGGCATTGTTACTTACCACTTTCCACCCGGATCCCCGTGGTAATATAATCTCGTGCTCTCCCCCCCCGACAACAAACCCTTTTTCTTTACCGGATGTGACCGCACGAAGCAATACTTTGTGTGCCCCTTTCTCCCCTTCAACCGTTGCCCGTGTTGTGAATTGCATTGAATTGTTCGGGTTCGTCGAAAAAGATTGGAATGCTTTATCATTACAAGTATCCCCGGGTTTCATATTCATCATTGACGATACGCCCCGTTCACCAATGCCGCGATAAAGGACCGTTCCTTCTGGAAGTACTGGAGATCCAGAAACGATTTTATCCAGTTTTGCAACGCTTGGAGAGTCTGTTTTTCCTGACCTGAGATCGTTGTTCAATTTTGCGTATCCGGTGCGAGTGTAATCATTAACCGTCGAATCGTTTTCAAACTGCTTTCCATATGCAAAATTTTCGTCCATGCCTTTTTCCTGTTCTGCGGCTATCTTGCCCCCGAGCTCCTTGTTTGATCCCATTCCAAGCGCTTTTACAAGTTTTTTATCATAATCCTTATGATCGTTAGTGACGGTTGCCCCTTTTGATGAGCTGCCGCCCGCATCACTCGATCCTCCTCCTTTGAGATCCGCTCCCGTCGTCCGCTTGAATCCGTCTGCCGGGCTCTCCCCGTCTTTCAGGAGGATGTGGGCCCCACCAATCGTGATCCATTCTCCCTCTTCGGAATCCGCTTGAGTATGTGGAGATCCATTCGCTGCCCGGGTCAATCCTTCCGCCGCTGATGCCAGCCGGTCCAGCGCTGCCGATTCCGCACTATCCCCGGCATCGTTGTCCGATTCCCCCTCCTTGATACCAAGCGTGGCCTGGACAAACGCCCGGGCCCGGCTCTTGTTGATGATATTCGCGGCACCGGCCCGGGTTGCGACATCCGCCTTTTGGAGCTGTGCCCCGAATGAGTTTTGAGAGGTGGAGGCTTTCTGTTCCCGTAGTGCTGCCAGCGCCACATCATCCAGCGGCTTGAGGATATCCCCGGCGCCCGCCTTTGAGAGCATGGCCCGGTGTTCGTTCTCGGTTACGGTACCGGACTGGTTGCCTTCCCGTGCGATCTTCAGCCAGAGGTCAGATTGGTCGATCTCCGGGGCCGGGACATCCACGAGGATCTGATAGCCCTTATCGGTATACCCGTTGTAATCAGCCCACGGTTTCAGCATCAACAGGGCGTCCCATTCGATCCACCGGTGCATTCCCTTGATGAAACTCATATACTTCTTGAGTTCTGCCGAGTTGCTCCCGCCGATCAACTGCCCGCCATCTTTGCCGAGGTCCGACGCGATAAAGAACTGCCGGATCTGCATACCCAGTTCCGTGATGGTTTCCAGCGCCGATCCATCGCCGCTGATACCGAGGTTTTCGGCGGTCATGTTGCCGCGTAACTGATACCGGTTAATGCTGCTCTGGTTCTTCAGGAGTTTCGCGGCATACGCTTCATCGTCGCCTTGCGGGTCCGTGACCTTGATAAACCAGTTTCCTCCGCTGCCCCACTGGTTGACCTTTTGCATCTGCCTGCCCCATGAATAGGTGAGCATTTTAACGATTGGGAATACCGGCAGGATGTACGGCGTGCCTCCGAGTTCGGCACACATCGGGGTTGTGGTCATGTGGACATTGGTCAGCTGGGTTACTTGGGTGTTCCGCTGAGTCTGCCAGTACTCCTGTTCGCCGGTCTTATCATTGATGCAGATGCCCGGTAAGAGCCGGTTGTATACCAGTGTCGAGCTGGAGCCTTTCTTGCTGAACGATGATGGGGGCAACCGGTTAAGTTCCATCAGCCGGTACTCTGGTCCTTCGTAGTCCCATACTGGGTTACTGAGCGCCGGGCCCCATTCCATGACATCCCGCCAGCGTCGTTGTGTGGAGAAGTTGAACGCTACTTTCGGGTTGTTGATCACCATGTCGGTGAGCGATGCGGTGAGATCCGGATCCTCTTTCTTGTCCTTGTCGATGACCTTCAGAACGATATCGTCCTGGAAGATAGTCATCTGCATTTGGTCCAGACCCTGCGTGATATACTTGTTTTCAAGGATTTTCAGGATCTCGGTTGCGTCGATTTTGGGCTGCTTGAATGACATCCCATCAGATCTGACATAAACAGTCCCCTCTTTTGCTGTTGCTGCTTGTTTTTTTACCATGATCATATCTCCTTTTCTTTTTTGATATAACACTCTCCGCCGAACTCGCCCATAATTTTTTGAGTGAAGACAGCCTCCCACTCATCCCGGTGTTTGTTTGTTTTAATGTGGCATGGGTGAGTGCACAATGGGACAAAAAGAGGCTTAATAGATGGATCGCAGCATGCATTTTTATGGTAATTTACATGATGAACTGCAAGTTTCTTTTCACCCTCGACCCAAACATGCCCGCACATCTGGCATGTGTGCCCGAAGAAGGCCCGGACACGCTCTTTAAACTCATTATTAAATTTTGGACAGTACGGTAAAAATGATGTGCCCCCGTTCCATACAGGACTTCTCTCTCCAAGATTTGCTTCGCGTATTTTTTGTTTTGTACTCTCAGGTAAATGTTTCCCAGTAGACCACGGTGATCTCCCTTTGTTAGATTCGCTCATCTTTCTGCGTGATGCGTCTGAGTGGGATTTTCCAAACATCGGGTGGTTCTTTCCTTTTTTCGCATCGCTCATTTTTTTCCTAGTCTCTTCCGATGGATTTTTAAGAGATTCGCTCAGTTTCTTTCTCGTCTCTTCAGAGAGATGTTTACCAAAGTTATGATTGTTCTCTCCTAATTGATGTGCCCCCATACGAGCGCGGGTTTCCTGAGATTTTATTTTTCCTTTGGCGGACGTGGACATTTTATGTTTTGTCTCTTCAGAAGGGTGTTTTCCTTTATGAGATTCAGATAGTTTTCTACAGTAGTCTTCTGAATATACCCCTTTCTTACCTTTATTCCAAGGGATATGACCGGATTTAGCCATGATAATCAAACCTCAATGCGTGCTTCTTTAGGAAGAATCGCCGTTCAAATCTTCCCGGATTCCCCCGTTTCACTTCTGGTACAGGCGTGTTAAGCATATCCCCTCATTGCCTCCCGCTCTCGCTCCTTATACTTCTGACGATTGGCAACCGTCGCCGGGCACGTTGCACAATCATAATGAGGGGCGTACCACGTCGTTTGTGGATGTTCTGTATCATTGCGAGGCCAATTGCAAGCAGCCGGGGATTCAAACCATCCGCACCCGGGCCGTTCTGCCGGGTTGGTTTTAGCGTATCGTTTTTTCTTCACCATATTTCACCCAGTTCATCGTCAAAATTAATTCCCAGTTCGTCATACCCTGATGCCGAAGAGGCCACGGCATCACCGATCTTTGCCTCCCGCGTGTGGTCTCGTAATCCTTTTGCGAGTTCATTGAACGCTCCGGAAAATGCGTCCACTACATCGTCGTGCTTGCCGTCCGGGAATACTTCAAGCTCCGCAAGTAACAGATCGTTCCACGGTGCCCGCTTGATCTTAATCAGACCATTGTATGCGGCCCTGGATGCAGGTACGGACCGGGCCTGTTTTGACCCGGATGAGGGCACACCCATATAATCCGCGCCTTTGAACTGATCGCGGGCTGCAAGGAAGATGACCGTCTTACCGCTAGATCCGCCTTCCTGCTCCTCCCGGATCTTAACGCCCGGGCCGTCCTGCGCTGTAATGGTCCTTCGGGCCTTTTCAGTTTCACCCGGGTTATCCCTGATCCGGTAAACGTCCATCACGTAATAGATGCCGTTTGCGTGGCACATCTTAACCCCGGCGGTCCAATCAGGATCCCCGCTCTTCTTGCTCTTCCGGGTGGCTGCCATATCCCAGTATCGCACGGTCTGGCCCGATGGTACGGTATCAACCGGTTCCCCGAACCATTCCCGCTTAAAGACGGTGCCGGCCTCAGCCTTGATCTTCCAGTTGCCGCGTAAAAGCCGTTCCTGCTCCACAAAAGATAACGCCTGAAGATTGCCCCGGTACTCAGGATTGATCTTTTCAAGGATCGGGTTGTCTGCCAGTTTTGCCGGGATGAACGTAACGCTTTTTGGCTGACGGTCCGGGTACTTGGTCTTTAGTTCCCCTTCAGAGTCCGACCAGATCAACTCATTCCCATCACGGACGAACCACCGGATGATGCCAGAGCGGGAATCTATCGGGTATCCAGTCCGGGGATCGATCCACCAACTGATGAACTTTGCCACCCACGATTCAGGGTCAGGGTTCGTGGTTGCCCGGACGTATGGCCGGACCCCACACACGGAACGATTACGGGATAGCAGATACCAGAACTGCTTTTCGGAGAAGTGGGTGAGTTCATCAAAATAGATCGCGGGGATCTGGCTGCCCTGATAATCGTAGACATGCCGATCATATTCAAGGTGAGCAAACTTTACCCCGTTGCGGTGCGGGGGGAAAATCCATTTGAGATCCGTGCTGTTCGGGGTTGCCCCGATCTGAGGGTATATTTCCCCGGCAGTATCCCATAACCCCCCCTGCGCTGTGATCTGCGGAGTGGTGCGCCTGAATATGACCGCTCCGAACCCTTTCACGGTTGTGATGTATTGCAGGGGATCCATGAGTAGCCCGAAGGTTTTACCCGAACCCGCCGCGCCCCCGTATATCACGATATCAGCAGGAGATGATAGAAAAGATTCCTGCGGGCCGGCCTGCGGGCGGATGGTGATCTCTTCGTTTGTTACCGCAGATACCGTCATTCTTTCTTTGGCCCCCTCCCATTTGAGGGGACATAGACAACAACAGTTGACCCGGCACCGGGTGGAACATTCCCGCCTTTCTGCGGATCCTTGAACGATCCCAGGACCCGTCCCTTAAGTTCGATCTGCTTTTCCCGGCGGGCTAATGCCTGCAATGCGATGCGGGGATCATAATCAGGGTTGGGGATATCATCGCCATTGCCATCCTTGACTGTTCGGTTGAATGCCCGGCCAATAAGTGCCCGGGTGATCTTCTCGGTCTCTTGCACTTCGGCCAATAGATCGTCTGCATCAGCGGCTTCATGGGCGTTTGATGCTTTCTGGATCTTTTCTGCGATATGCCCGTTTTTGACATGCCGTTTTAATGCGGATTCGGAAAGTCCGTATTGGTGCGCTATGGTGCGCAATACCGCACCCGGTCTAACGAGCGCCGAATCGATCTCTTTAATTCGTTTGTGTTCACAAATGGTGCAGGTGCGGGCCATTCACGCGCCACCTTGGGAAAACAGAATAGCGGAAAATCGGGTCACTTATTGCATTATTGGAGATTGGGGTATAAAAAGAATATGGTTGCCTAGATGGATCGTGCAATTGGTTTTTGCCGTTTAGTGTTGATATCTCAGTTGGACCTCCGGGGAATTGTACCACCACTCTTTAATTTCGGCGATTTGATCGATTGAGACATTATCACATGCACCCATCCAATGATGCCTATTCATATGCGGGCATCCCTTTGAGAAATCGCATGGTATTCCGGGGGATCTCCTC